AAAATTTAATCTAAATGTTATGAAAGAACATTATATGAAAACAGGTGTTGATAAGGTGATTGATTTTGATAGATATGTGCTATTAAAGTTTTGTATTCTTAATGGGATAATTGAATTGTTATCTATGGAAAACCCTGAAAAGTGGAATGAGTTGATAGAAGAATGACTAGAAATGAAATAGAATTGTGGGCGCAAGATAATTTTGCGAGCCTTGCTTTAGCAAGAACGGTCTTTAGTCTTGTAAAGATAATTATTGCAACGGCAATTATGATAGAAGTATTTGGGTGGATATGATGAAGTTAGTATATGGACACACAGATTCTATTTATGTGCAAATGCCAATGGAACAAACAGAAGAAATTTTGGCACTATTGAATACCCATGTGCGAAAAGAGTTTCCTAATGTATTAGGGTTAGAAGAACATCCTATTAAATTAGAACATGAAAAATACTTTCAAACCCTTGGAGTAGGAACGACTAAGAACAGAAATGCGGGTTTAATAAATTGGAAGGATGGAGAATATTTAGATGAACCTGAGTTTGTTATGACAGGCTTCGTAGCAAAGAGAGTAGCAATATCTGAGATTGAAAAGTTTATACAAATGTCAGTATTGAGAATGTGGGTTGAGAAAAAGACAGAAACGGAAGTAACTTCTTTTATCAAACTATGGTATAACAAAGTAATCTCAGGCGACATTGAGTTGAAAAAATTATCAAACAGAAGTAGATATAGACCTGAAAGACTTACCTTCAAATGTAGCAAATGCAATAAGGAATCTACAGTAAAACAACTAATAGATTCGCAAGTTAATTACTGTGTAAAATGTGGACATGAAGATTCTTTGACAACCTTAGAAGGAAAAAGACCCTCTATCTCACAAGGGACAGAAGGGTTAATTTGGTATAACCAACAGGATTTTTCA